TAGTAACGAACCCCATCAATGGTCTCCCTCTCAAGTTGAGGAAGACCAACATCAACAAAATTAAACATTAAAATCCTAGTGCCAGTTTCTTAATAAGATATTCTTTGACCAGACCAGAACGAACGATATCTTCAGTGTCAAATTCAACAATATTGAAGGATTCCATTTGTTCAATGATTTTCATGAAATCAAGGATTCCATTTCTTTCATAAGATTTGGTAAGGTCTGTTTGGGTGGCATCACCACAGAACATAATTTTAGAGTTATCACCCACTCGTGTAATTATACTATCTAATTCATGAAAATTCAAGTTTTGACACTCATCAACGATGAGAATCGCATCATCAAAAGTAGTTCCACGAACAAATGACGTAGACCAGAAACTAATTGTCTCCTGTGCCTTAAGATTGCCATAGAGCATCTCAAAGTCAGCATCTGTAGGCATCTCAAACATGTACTTCACCATATTCTTATAAGGAATCTGGTAAAGTGCCGATTTATCTTCATGGTCACCAGGAAGGAAACCAATCTCTCTGGTAGCAACCAGAGAACGAATGATATAGATCTTGTTATAAGGAGTGTACTCGTTGAGAACGTCTTTCAGAGCATTGTATAACGCAATAAAGGTTTTACCCGTTCCAGCACATCCATATAGGAAAGAGTTTTGACCTTTTTCGTATGCGGCAAAAAACTTTCTTTGATTTTCAGTTAAAGGTTCAATATCAACCAAAAGGTCTTGATTGATAGGCTTCTTTCGTTTCATTTGCTTTGCTGTATAACCAGCACCAACAGGTGAAGCATCAGTAGACTTTCTCTTTCTTGGCATAAGTTCCTTAGATTTTTAGACGTTGACGGTTTCCACCTGCTTTCTGTGCCTTAGCAAGTACATCATTCCAACCAGGGTTGCGGTTGATAAGTTTGTCTTTCCACTCTCCTACCTCTCCGACACCAGGACAGGTGCTAGGGTCAGAGAAATCTCTAATCCATTCGGGATTATCAATCTTCCACTGATCCCAATCATGAACACTCATGATTACTTCTTTAGTTTCACCAGTTTCGGTGTTTTTTACGGGATAAGTTGCCATTACCTATTCATAAAAAGCTATTTAGATTCTATTTAAAAACATGCCATCCAGTGGCTATGTACTTTGTTTGTGTTGGACTTGGTATTCCATGATGAATGTGAGTAAAGTATGCTGGCCAAATGACCAGTCTACCTTCTACTGGTTTAACATCCAAATCATACCCAGGAAATCTAGTCTCTCCACCATCTGTTAAAGTATTCAAATAAAACATCCAAGCTAAAATTCTTGGACTATTTTTATTATCAGTTTCGCAATGTGGAAGATGAAATCCTTGACCTGGTAAGTATTTTTGTATATTGAAAAATGGAAATAAAACCCATGAGCTAACCAAGTCAACAGATGGGTAATCTTTGCGGTAGTTTTGTATCCCACCAAAAAGATTTTTTCCTATTAAAGTTGCTAGATCAGTGCCTTCATTAAAAGGGATAATTGAATCGGTGGAGTCTTTTACACTTTTATCAACTTTATCTACACCATCTGCTCCAATGATCATACCAGGACCTTTTTCTGGATTTTTTTCAAACTCATCAATGATGAATTTACACTCCTCTGAAGTCAGTGCATTATCATAAATACCAATCCAATTAGTCATCAGACCCACTCAAGTGCTTCGGATACTGATGGGAAGACCTCAGTGAAAATCTTCTTACACTCCAAAGCAATGTCCATATGCTCCTTCTGAGTTCCATTGGCAGAACGCAGATTGATGTAGTGGATCCATGAACGACATGAACCACTCATATAGATCCGTGTAGGGGTCGCCAGAGGCAGCACAAACCTCGCACACTCCTTTGCTACCCCATGACCAAGCATTTGCTCATACAATGCCATTGAGGAGTCAAATAGAGTCATCATTTGCTTGTTGAGATTTTCAACAATTTTGGGATCAAGATCGTCAATAGAATTCTGACGGTTCTTTGTATCCTGACGACGAAGTTCTGGCAAAGGAATTGTTTTACCAAGCAAAGAAGAATCCGCATATCGTTGCGAAAACTCTTGATATGTGAAAGAACGGTGGCGCAGTATTTGAGCTGCGATACCACGATTGGTCTCAATCTCCAGAGTCATAAAACTCTGTTCAAACACAGACCAGTGGTTGTGCTTAATGCAGTAACCCAACAACTTGGCATAGTTGGGATTTTCTTGGTTGGCAGGATTGCTCACACGAGCAATATACGCCATGTTCTCTTCAGGATTCGGGGTTGCTTGAATCAGTCGTACTGTCATTCTTCCTCATGTGTTTTTGTTTCAGTTGCTGCTTTGCTGACTTCTTTGCTTTACGCATGTAAGTCAACTCTTCTTCAGAATATAACCAAGGTTGTTTAAGTGCTTTCTTGGCTAATCGGATCGTGTCCTTGAGACGCATAGTACACCTCGTAGTACTTAATTATACCATGTGAAATCATGTTTCCTTGAGAAACCCAGTCATGAGCACACTCATATATTGACTGATTTGTGTATTTAGAAGAACCATCCTCATTTAAGTGACTACCATACTTAACAAGTAGGATTTTGATACACTCTTCTCTGAGTTTCATCTTTTCGTCGGAATATCTCCAATCAGTCTGGATATCCATCGTCATCGTCAAATACCTCGTCGTAGTCTGAAATGTGCTTAGAAATTTCATCATATTGATATGCTTCAACATCAGAAAACACTTCCGACTCTAAAGCATCAACCAGAAGTTTTAGATTCCTTACGATCAATTTGAGTTTGTCTCTTTCCATGATTTTATCGGTTTCTAGCATTATAGCATAAAAAAAGAGGGGTATTCAACCCCTCCTATTATAGATCGGTTTGAAAGTCATTAACTGTTCAAACCAATCACGCAAGTGTATCCGATAGCAAGACCAATACCTACATCCTCTATAAGTTAGTTGATAGCAGGCAGGTGGTCTGTTATCTTTATCCATATCATCATAATGATATGTGTAGTCTTCCATTATTTTTTAAGCAACAGGACTTCCCCATAAATCAAGAGAATCAATAATGTAGACCCAACGCAGACACCTGCGATGAGTTGAATCACTTTTTCCCTACCTGACAGTTTCCTGCCATGCAGAGCACAGCATTGTGACGACGATCTTCTTTTTGCTTCTTCTCTTTAATGAGTTGAAGAAAATTGAGTTTCTGTGTCATTTTGCCTCCTTAACAAACTTGATGCCACGATAGGCTTCGTTGTATGCTTGAGGTTGCTGCTGTTGTTGCTGTTGCTCACGACGCTCTACGGTGTCGTAAGATTGTCCACGATAAACGACTTTAGACATTGGATTACTCCTAAAGAAATGAGTTAGTTAAAACCCGTTCCTTCAGTCGGCTTTTGCGTCCTTGTCATCAAAACAGTGAGGATCTGTATGCTCAATCCATTTAAGGATAATCTCAGATTTCTCAGCAGGAGTGAAAAGAGTAGATGACTCCATTCCTTCCTTTAACCATTCGTAATCCTCACACCTGAGATACATGTCTTGTGGGACATGCATGAATAGTACAGACAGTAATGATAACATAGGATGAACGATCCGTTCCGAGTCGGCTTACTTGCGTCCCATTCGTTATTCGCAAATAGCAAATGGAATGAACGACAAGACTATTATAGTCCGTACAAGTATTTATGTCAAGAGGGTATTAATTTATACTGTTTGTATCCTAGTGAACCCTACAGACCAAAAAATTCCTGGAATTTTTTTTCCCGATATTTGGGATTATTTTTTCGATTTTGATTTCGGGGGTTCTTCTCCCCATGTCTTTGGGTTAGCTCTGCCAGGACCCCAGTCGATACTCTTGAGACCCTCACGGAACTTATCCCAGTACATATCAAATACTTTTACTCTCTTACTACTTCTAGTTAGATCGTAAAGGATGACACCATCGACTTCATAAGTCACCTTCAGGCAATCATTTGGAAGTGATTTATCAGAAAGATGAACCGCATTAGCATTCTGATGAACCAACTGACATCCATACTTCTTCTTGCACCAAAGAATCTCTTCTTCAGTCCATGGTTTCATATCAGCCACGAGATCCCCAAACGATGTCGGGGTAGGCTTCTTTAACTGTGTTGTGGGTGATTTTGTATCGTTTTCCAAGTTGCTTATCCTTTACAGTACACAAGCACTCAGCTTCATCGGGGTGGAGTGATTCCAAAAGCTGAATAAACATAGATTCCCTACGGGTAGTGTTAAGAGAATCATTACCCCC